GGTGACTGAACCGGGATTGTTAATTCCTACAAGTTTTTTTTATTTTTGTTGACTTTTTTCAAGAAATATATTTTTTTTGTTATAAAAATTAGACAGGAAAAAAGAGATGAATAATTTATGCTGATAACAAAATCGGAAGCCGGTCGACAGATCGGAGTTACAAAACAATACATGCAGAACCTCGAAAACGCAAACCCGCGTCCGGCGTTTTTTGTTGAGGATGAGAGCGGGCGCGTGCGTATTGATACCGATCACCCTGATTGGAAAATTAAAGAAAGTCAGAAAGGACTTAACGCATCGGTGAATAAAATTAAGTCAGAAAGTCAGCGGATAAAAAAAAGCAAAGGCGCAGTACGGCCGTCAAGCGCGAAGAGCAGCGAGCCCGTACCGCGTACCGCGTCGGATATAGACCTTGACGAGCAAGTCAGACTCGCGGGGATATACGGCGTTATTGCAACAAGTAAAATAAAACAAGAACGGGCGATACAGGAGGAAATAAAGACAGCAGAGATAAAAAAAGAACTCGCGCCGATCGGACTGGTGAAACATTTTTTTTCATTTGCAGAGTCGATGATTCAGAGGGGATACCGTCGCTATGAAGAAATTAGCCCGGAGCTTGAGGCATTATATCGGGCGGGCAAAAGTAAAGAGGCGGTCAAGTTATTACTGCGGGAGCAAGAGACGATTAACGCGGACGCTGTGGCGCAGTTGAAGAAGAGTATGATTGAAGAGGGGTTTAAAATAAAAAAATGAGCAATAGGATATTTGCGGGAATAGATGAGCCGTCAAGGATGAATGAAGAACAGAGATCGAGGCATATATTTTTAAAGTTAAAATATTTTTTTAAACATGATTATAATTATTTTTTAGAAATGAGTTATATTTTAAATAAGGGAAAAGCGGCAGCAACTTTAAAGGCTGTTAAAAACCGATGACAAAAAAACCTAACCTCATAATCGACATAGACGAACACGCCCGGCAAGAAATTTTAAAAACTATTGAAAAATGGAAAATAATTTCATACCTCGAACTACCGTCAGAGTGGGCGGCAGAAAATAGATATTTACCACAGGGAGTTACCGCGCGCCCGGGCAAAATTGACCACGCTATCGCGCCGCACATGGTAGATATTTGTGACTGCGCTCATCCTGACAGCGGCATAAAACAAATAACTGTCATGAAATCAACGCAGAGCCTCGCGACAACAACTATCGAGCATGTCATCGGATGGGCGATAAAAAACAGACTGCATAATATATTATATATTATTTCATCGTTGAGTATGGCAAAGCAAAGGTCAAGCGCGGCGATAGATGTCTTGATCGATCATAGCGGGCTTGCCGACAGCGTGAAGCCGATCAGCTCGCGGATGAAAAAAAAGACGGGCGATAATACTTTCTGGAAAGAGTTTTCCGGCGGGTACAGAATGATGATGACATCATGGAATAGTATAGCAGACGCGAAGTCATTTAGCTGGGACCTCATTTTGATGGATGAATTAGACGAGGCCGGATACGAACTGAAAGGACAGGGAGACCCGGAGGCGCTATTTGCCGTGCGTGGTGTCACGGCGCGGAATTTGAAAATATTTAAAATCAGCACTCCGACAAATACTCAAGGCCGTATATACAGAAATTTTTTAGAGGGAGACCAACGATATTATAATTGCCGCTGCCCGTTGTGCGGTGAATTACAAGTACTGCGGATGATGACTGAGGGGCGGGACTATGGACTGACTTTTCAATCGGAACGGATAGAGAAAGTCGATCAGGTGATCCCGGAGTCAGTACATTATATCTGCGAAAAATGCAAAGGGCAGATACAGGAATATCAAAAACAAGATTTACTTGCGGGCGGGCAGTGGATACCGACGGCGCGGCCGGTTAATCCTGCGTATAGAAGTTATCATATATCAAACTTAATGAGCCCTATTATGTTTTACACATGGACGCGCGTTTGTCAGGACTGGACTGAAACCGGTTACGGGCAGAACATAACAAAGTTAAAAGCGTTTATAATTAACATTCTCGGCGAGCCGTGGGAGTCACGGGCAGAAAAAAAATCATGGGAGGAATTACGCGCACGCGCCGAGGATTATATCAAGGGCGTTATCCCTGCGGGTGGATTGCTATTAACGGCGGGCGCGGACGTACAGAAAAATAGAATTGAACTGCAGGTTGTTGCGTGGGGCGTTGACATGGAGTCATGGGTTATTGACTATCAATATTTTTACGGCGAGACCGGACAGCGCACGGCGCGGGTATGGACTGACTTTCAAACTTTTATTCAGACTAAAAAATATCCGCTGAAAAATATAGAGATACCAATTACACTTACAGCTATTGACACGGGGTACAATCCTGACGAAGATAGAGACGCGGGAACTAATACAACAACGGAGCATATTGTCTATGAGGTCGTTGCGCGTAACGCGGCGCGGGTGATTGCTTGCCGAGGTAACGCAAAGCTGAAAGATATGATACTGAAAGAGGAACGAGTCAAGCGTCAGTCTCCGTTGAAGAGACGATACGACGTGGCGGTCAATGAGCTTAAAGATGAGACGTTCGTAAAGGTCGATTTACCGCGCGGGTCATCGGGTGAGATACATTTTCCAAAAGACGCAGGCGAGGAATATTTTAAAGGTTTTGTGTCAGAGGTATTCGCGGAGATCGAGCCGGGTAAATGGGGATACAGAAAAGTATTTGACAGAAACGAGCCACTTGATACATATATATTAAATAGAGCAGCGGCGGAGCGATTGAACTTGACGCTATGGACGCCGGAGCTATGGGCGAGTTATGAAGATAAGATTTTCAGGAGGTAAAAATGTATTTTGCAAAAAAAAATATTTATATCAGAACTAAAATTTTTAATTTAAGAAAATTTTATATTTGTTTTTGTCTGGGAAACCTGACAGTCTTTATGATTGAAAATCATCCGATAACTTTTAGATTATGTATTTTTAATTTATGGTTAAAGCAGGGATTAAAATAATATGAAACAACAAATAATAATCCGCGCCGCCGGTGAGCGAACAGAAAAAAAATGTATTGAACTTGCCGAACAGCAGGGCGATGTCCACGTTATACGCGCTGAACCGTTCGCGGAATCTATACGGCAGACATACATAAAAGCGATTGAGATCGGCGCGGAATTTACCGCAGTAATTGACGCGGATGTTTTATTATATAAAGACACTATCGGGCGGGCGGTGCGCGAACTCGAAGGCATGGAGCGGAATGTTTTTTGTCTCGATGGTAAAACAGCGGATAAAACTTTCATGTGTTCACGCCGCGCGGGCGTTCATATCTATCGGACAGATTTATTAAAAATGGCATTGCAATATGTCGATGACAGTTTTTCAAAATTAAAACCCGAAAGCTATATCCGCGAGCGAATGGCCGAACACGGATTTAAAACATGGGACGGCGGTATCCATATTTTTGGACAGCATGACTATGAGCAATATTTTACCGACCTATGGAGAAAGGCCTGCTGTCAGGCGTGGAAACTTGAAAAAATGATTGAGAAAAAAAAGATAGCTAAACTATGGAAAGTTAACGCGGCATTTGACGATGACTTTAAAGTTATATTTGCCGCGTGGGAATTTTCGCGCGAGCATTTGAGGCCGGAAGATATAACCATTGACAAAAAAAATGATTTTAACGCTATTGAAAACATAGAATTTTTAGAACTAATCGAAAAGGGGGATATTGAATAAATGAAAGTCTATAAATACAAAAATTATAATGAGTATGTCGAATGTCAGACGGCGGCATTTAACCGCAAGAGATGGAATCTCTGGGCGGTTGAAAAAAATATAGAATATTTATCTGATTTTATAAACGCAACTATTCCGAACGCGATGAGAGGTCTATGTCACGGAGTACGACAGGGAATTGAGCAGCAATGGTTTATGAAGCATTTAGGGGGCATGGAAGTCATCGGCTCTGAAATCGGCGGAGTAATTTCAGACAATACCGTCAAATGGGATTTTAACAAAGTTAATATCGAATGGATAGGTAAATTTGATTTTATATATTCCAATAGTTTTGACCATGCTTTTAATCCGGTTGAAACCCTGCGCGTATGGGCGGGACAGGTCAAGGCGGGCGGTCTGATAATGCTTGAATACGATAAACGGCAAGAGCACACGGGCGAGATATCAAAGTCAGTAAATAAAACAGATCCGGTTTCAATCACGGTTGACGAGCTGATTGAAAAAATACCGGAATGGCTATCCGGCCTTGACGCGCGCGTGGTTATGATTTTAGATATGCCGGTTGTAAAAAAAGAATTTCAGAAAACTATTGTTATTCAGGTTGGATAAAATGGAAAAACAAAAATTAACCAAAAACAGATATGAGGGTGGACCTTGCGAGATTTGCGGAAATACTGGATATCACGAATTTAAAGAATTTGACGGGTATAGAGATCCACAGGGCAGGCCGAATGTTTATTGTAGAGTATGCAAATCAGTTTTAAGGCAAAGGCAATTTTTTAATTTTATAAAAAGCATTAACTTGTCGGATAAAAAAGTTTTATATTTTTCTCCTCACGCCTCTATTGAGAAAAAAGTCAGGGAATTATGCGGCGAATGTATTACCGCCGATATTGTTTATAAGCCGGAAGGGATGAAAGTCGGAAAAATTGATGTAATAACCGACATTCAAAATTTAATTTTTGAAGATAAAAGTTTTGACGTAATAATTTGCAAACACGTTCTTGAGCACGTCAAAGACGACATAATGGCAATGTCAGAATTGAATCGCATTCTAAAGCCTTCCGGCATAGCTTTTATAATGATTCCTTTTTTTGAAAAACTTGAAAAGACAGAAAATTTTCCTCCACAGGAATATTATGAAAGATATTTTCCGGGAGGTATTGAACACGTCAGGCGATACGGAAAAGATTTTACAAAAAGATTTAAGGGCTGGAATGTTAAAACTGATAATATAAGCGGAGAAATTTTTATTTTTGAGAAAAAAAATGAAAAATAAAAAATTAAAAATAGCAATAATTATTCCGGCGTTTAAGACTGAAAAATACATATTGCATACTCTTGATTCTATTAAAAAACAAAATATTTTAGATAATTTTGAAATTGATATTAGAATTGGAGTAGACGGATGCGAAAAAACCGCCGAAGTATTAAAAAATAATAAAATAAAATTTTGGATGAGCTTTAAAAATAAAGGCGTAGCGGTCATGCGTAACTCGTTATTGTATTTATCGCCTGCGGATTTATATATGATATTTGACAGCGATGATATTATGCTCGATGATTATATTTTTAAAAATGTAATAACAGCCGTCAAGCATGGCGCTTGCCGTGCTCTTGCCATCCGGACAGATGAAAATTTGAAATCTAAAAAAATTGGGTTGCGAGCTATGGGCGCGATTACAATAACACATCAGGTATTAACGCAAATTGGCGGGTATAGAAATTACAGAATATTTGAGGATAAAGATTTCTACAAAAGGATAGAAGGAATAGGAATTGATATTAGTTATCCCTCGGGCGGTTTATTCTTAAGAAGGACACAACCGAATAGCATAACGCAAAATAAAAACAAAATGGACAAAGATTATCTTGACTGGATTTTAAAAGACATAAATAATTATCTTGATAAAAAAGATTATTATGTTAAGCCTGAATTAACGGAGCTTGTATATATTGATGATTAAAACATGGAAATCATACCATAATCTTGCACAAGATGTTTATAATTTTTCTGTAAATCTACCCAAATACGATTTGTATGTCGGAGTCCCCAGATCCGGAATGTTTCCCGCGTTAATTTTATCTGAATTAAATTCTATTGATGTCTCAAGTCTTGATTATTTTATTGAAACAGAGAAGGGATATAACTCAGGATTTAGAATTGATATTCAAAAAGAAAATAAAAAAAATATATTGATAATAGATGATTCATATTCAAGCGGGGCGTCACATAACGCGGTGTTAAAAAAAATAAATGAAAAAAAATTATCAGAAAAATACAATATTGATTACGCTGCAATATATGGCGGCTGGAAAATGCCGGAATACATGAAATATTATCAAATAAATCCTAATCCGCAAATTTTTGAATGGCACATAATGACGCGAGAAAATTCCAAAAAATGGGGCGTTGACATTGACGGGGTTTTATGCCCTGACCCCCCGTTCAATGAAGATGAAAATGAAAAAAAATATATTGAATATATAGAAAACGCACCATTAAAATTTAAGCCCGGATTTGAAATAAAAGCAATAATTACATCTCGGCTTGGTAAATATAGAAAAATAACCTCGCAATGGTTGGAAAAAAATAATATAAAATATGAAGTTTTATGCATGGCAGAATACAAAAATACTGCGGAGCGGAAAAAAAATAAAAGATCTACTGATAAAATAAAATATCTTGTTGATAATAAATGCAACTTGATGATTGAAAGCGAAAATGCTCTTGCTGAAAAAATAGGAAAAAAAATTCCCTCAATATCAATTGATAATATGACATTATATAAAAAAAAATATTGTAACGAAGAGGTAAATAAAAAATGACTGAAAAAGAAACCGAAACAAAAAAACAAGACTACCCACCCTGCTATATTTTAATCCGTACATCGAACCGCCCGAAGTTTTTCAAGCGTATGTTTGAATCGGTCAAGTCTCAAACGTACCCGAATATTATTACAATCGTTCATACTGATAATCCCGTTGACGACTACGCGCAAGGCGATATAATAATCAGAGGCGAGCGCAAAAACGGCCCGAACATGGGAAACGCGCCGTATAATTTGTATTGCAATAAACTGCTTGAATCAATACCGGTTGATAAACACGGCGAGGGCTGGTATCATTTCATGGACGATGATGATATGTATGTTTCGCCTGACTCAATCGAGCGGTTTATTTGTCGCGCAAAAAAAACCCATGTAAATATTGCGCGGTCAGATCGTGGCAACGGGAATATATGGCCTCGGCACTGGCGGGGGCAGAAGAGTTTTCAGACTGAATGTTTTTTATTACATACAGACCATAGATTAAAAGCGACATGGCACGATAAAACAGCCGGCGATCACTATTACTCACGGCAGTTAACCGAGGACTTGCGGATGCCGATTAACTGGATAGAGGGCCTGATCGTGGCAAAAGCGCAAGAGGGCAAGGGGCGCGGTGCTAAACTCGATTACGGTGAAGGAGCCCGAGACGCACGCGGCCGGATGACAGCGATTGTATATTTTTTAGATCGCGTCCGAAGTCCGGCAGATTGCAGAGGTGAGAAAGGCGAGATTAAAGAAATCCCTTTGAAAATAGCTGAAAAATTATTTTTAAAGAGCGTTGTAAAAATAATTGACAAATCAGAGTATCAAGTTTTTATATCCGATATAATGACGCGAGACATACAGGGGGCATAATATGGCAGTTGCGGTTGAAGTTAAAGGATTTACACAGGGTCAAGTAATTAAAATTGTAACAAATAAAACATCCGGCACGGTCAACAAACATCGATCAATAGGCCGTCAAATGACATACCTATGCACGATCCGCGCGACAGGTGGATCCGCGCCGACAGTCGATCAGATAAAAGACGAAGGCTATATATTATTTCAAGACCATCCCGAACAGGAAGTAATCAGCAGCAGCGCAAACATTGACGTTTATGTTTTTTGTGATGACGGCGGCGCTCCGGGCGATCAGGGGCGACTTGTAGTATGGACGGCATAAATAAGGGGGGATTGATATGATAGGCAACGGTAAAGGAGATGTAATAGGGACTAAAATGTCACTTGTGGACGTGCCGTATGTCCCGCACGCTGACGACATGATGGGCTTTATTCGTACGGGATATTATCATGTTCACGGGGCGGCCTTTGTATATCCTGACAAGGCCGTACCGGTTACGCTAACAAGCGCGGCGGGGGCATGGGCCGAAACTGGAAATATTATTGAAATAATACCTGCCGATACAATAATTAAAGACTTTGACTTGCACTGGTGCTCTGTATGGGATATATCAGACGCGCTTTACGGTATGATTGATATTTTCGCAGGACTTGCAGGGGCAGAAGTAAAGATCGGAGCCGTTGACGTTGGCCGTACTGCTAACTTTTCAAGGGAATCTGCAATGCCTGTACAGGTTCCTCAACAACCGGCTAATACAAAAATATCAGCGGGTTTTTCAGATAGCACAACGAGTGCGCGAACAGTTAAAGTAAAATTTTACGGTCACGTTTACGGGACATCCCTAACATGATAAAAACAATAATTCAGTATATAATAAAATACTTTCAAAGTCTTTTTATCGCGGTTGATCAGCTCGCAAACGCGATATTACTTGGAGACCCTGACGAGACAATATCCTCACGCGTCGGGCGTGTCGCGCCCGATTCTTTAATTGCAAAAATAATTGATAACATATTTTTTTATCAGCGTAAACATTGCTATAACTCGATTGAAAAAAACGAGGGTGCGCGGGATTTAATATTTCCGAGACTCGCGAAAAAATAATAACGTGATAGAGGCAGGAAAATGAAATGCACGATTTACAAAAAATTATTGTGGCCCTCGTGGCTGTTCTCGCAGGTAGTTGGGGCATCTTTGGTTTTATTGTTAATCGCTATGTTTCAAACATCGACAGTGACATCAGCGAACTGTTTAAACGCACTAATGATGATCGGAACGACATTAGCGCGATAAAAGCAATCTGTTCAGAGAGGCATAAAAAATGAGCAACTGCGAAGAAATATTTACTGACTTTTTTATGGAATACTGCGAAATTATGGATAAACCCGGACTATCTCTGCGGATAACATCGCGAGACCGCGAGGGGGATATAAATCCAAGTCCTCACGCGCTGCCGGGAAACGCGATTGACATCACGCTTAAAAATAACGGTAATTTTGCGCCGATACGAGAATACAACGAGTTGTTTAAATACATGATTGATAACTGGCTATTTCGCGCTGGAATTGATAACACCGAGCGCGTAACCGAGGCGGGCAAACATCCGAACGTGCATATACACGTTGACCTCGGCGGCAATCGACCGCGAAATAAACAGACCGGCGAACTGCAAAAAATGCCTTTCTTTTTTGAAGAGGACAACGGCAGATATAAGCGCACGATTACAAGCGCGGCTGACCTTTAATGGACTCGCGCATGATGGATAATTTGATATTGCTTATTACTGTATTATCGATTATGTTTTTACTTTTTACAATTTACGCGACAACTGGAGGTGGGCCTGATGGACGAGCTTAAAAAAGAATAATATTCTACTTGACAGTGTTATTAAAATATTTTTATGTCATAAAAAATAATGTGAGGTAAAAATATATGGAATGGAAAATCGTAAAAGGATTTAATAATTATCAAATAAACGAATACGGTCAAATTAAAAGCATTGATAGAATTGAAAAGTCTATAAATAAATATGGAGAGTTTGAAAGAAAAAGAGTAGGAAAAATATTGAAGCAAAATAAAAGACCAAACGGATATTTTTCTATTGAGTTATTTTTAAATTCTAAAAATAAAAGAATTTCAATACATAGATTGGTATATGAAAATTTCATAGGTGATATTGATAAAAATAAAATAATTCATCATAAAGATGGCAATAAAGAAAATAATCATATTTCAAATTTAATCCAGATAGATTTTTTTGAACATAATAATATTCATAAACGCGAGGCATGGAATAAAGGGTTGAAAGGGTTTATGTCAGGGAAAAGAGATAGCGCAATATATAAAACAAGAAGAAAAAAAATAATTTGCGCTGAAACTGGAATTATTTTTAATTCTGTAACTGATGCCGCAAAAACTATAAATAAAAGCATAAACCTTATAAGTTCATGTTTGACAGATAATAAAAAAACAGCGGGGGGTTATCATTTTGAATACTTTAAAAATAGTACCTTGTGAAATTTTTCAACGTGTAGTAGGATATTTTAGACCCGTGAGTCAGTGGAATAAAGGCAAGCAATCAGAGTTTGCAGATCGCGTGACTGTTAAAATACCGGAGGGATTAAATCATGTTTAAATATTTCGAGTCAATCGATCCGACGCTTGAAACGATAATATGGGCGGTATTACTTGCGCTTGTCGCGGCGTTAATGTCTGCGGTAATATACAAGATTATCAGAGCCGATAAAATAAAGGCCGGGCCGGTTGAGATTGTAGACGAGGCCGCGCCGGGTGACGAGTCTGCGCCGGCGGTTGAAGAGGTCAAGAAATGAATAAAATAATAATAGCTTTAATTTTTATTTTTATTTTTTTTATCGGCTGCCGTAATTTTGATATTGTAAATATCGAGGGGCAGCCGGACGAATGCAATGATTTTTATACGGTTATGAAATATTATGCCGCTGCCGGTCAGGGCGACAGCGCCTTTGTTGGTACGGTTTATAATGAATGCCGGACTGCCCGCGCGGAGATCCGTCAGCAGGTAAAAGAAAAGCACTGTAAAGCTATGATATACGGCGAGGCCGGACTTGATAAAACACAATACAAAAAATATGCTGATTATCTGGAATGCATAAAATGAACGCGCGCAAGGTTGTTTTTCTCGCGTCAGATTGTATCGGCTGCGGGAAGTGCCTTGAAACGTGCGCGGGTGATGCGTTTATCGCGTCGGGTGGATTATATGGCATAGTATTTAAACCTGAAAAATGCCTCGGATGCGCGGTATGTCAGGCCGGTCTTGAATGCACAGGTGAATGCATAAAATAAAATACAATAGTCCTCGTTTTATTCTCCATAAACTCTCCAAAATATAATTTACCCGTCAGAAATGGCGGGTTTTTTTATACATATCAAAATAACCTGATTAAAATATTAATAATTTTATACATAAACCAGAAAAAACGCTTGACAATTAAAGTTTTTATGTTTTATGTCCTTTTTATAAGTTTATTTTAGTATATACTAAAATTTATAAGTTTTTTTAAGTTTTTTTTGTAAAAAATTAAAAAAAACTGTAAAAAATTAACAATTAAAAAGGCATAAAAGAATAAATGACACAAACGACCGCCGAAAGAATTGTAGAACTCGAAACCGAAATAGCGCTTTTAACCGTCGCTATATCTACAATTTTAAAAACTGGTCAATCGTATGAAATAACCACTATGACAGGTTCGGGGACAAAGCGCGTCGTTACTATGGCCGATTATCAGACATTGACGCGCGAACGCGATAAACTCCGCGCCGAACTTGCGTCTCTAAATTGCACGCGCTCTGTAAAAATTCAGGCGGGCTGGTAAAAATGATTGCAATACTGAATAAAGGGCAGCTCACGACATCGGCATTTACAAAACAGCTAACTGGAGAAAAAATACCCGGAGACCTTGACGCGTGGGACTATTTCGGGACAGATCCGAACTCTTTACTGACATTATCATACGGTAAATTATCGCAGCGCTCAACAACATTATATCACTCTCACGGCCCGGTAACTGCGGCGGTTAATAAATCAGACGCTTATGCAATCGGCCCCGGACTTGTTTTTCGCAGTCAACCCGACTGGCGTATGCTTGGAGTCACAAAGGAATATGCGCGCGACTGGGGAATGGAATTTCAGCGCCTTATTCATTATCATTTTTTACTGCTGAATTTTTATCAGAAGCAAAGTCTTATTTTCCGTACTGCTGACATAATGGGCGACGGCAACTTATTTTTTGACCGACTGACATCGGAGAATGGCCTGCCGTTTGACATTATCGAGACCGGCGGCGATCAGATCGACTTTACGAAAACTTATAAAAACAGCGATGCCGATCAGGCAACACTCGGAATCAAGCACGATAAATACTTGAGGAAACAAGGCATTTTTCAGGCCGACGCGCAGGGTACTTATGTACCGTTTACGGATGAAAACGGAGATCAGAACGTAATCCAGTTTTATCATAAAAAAATGGCGCGGCAGTTACGCGGCATGCCGATTGCTTATAGAATGATCGCACTTGCTAAAAATAATGATCGCTGGTGGGATGCCATGCTACAACGCGCGGTCATGGAAACGATCATGATCGGATATAAAGAGGGCGGTAATCCGGCAAGTTTAAACGATCAGGTTAATGAAATTGCAAAAGCAGTAACCGGCGCGACAAATACAGACACCGGATTAAAAACAGAAGCCGACATTAAACAACTCGGCGCGGGCAATCTGTTTTCTTTTAATTCCGGCGAGTCTCTGAAATTTACAGACTTGAAAACCCCGTCAGGCAATTTTGACAAAATGCAAAAGGCATATATCGAGATCGTCGGAATGTGCACAGACATGCCGCCGGAAGTTTTAATGAGTCAATACTCAACATCGTTTACAGCGCACAAAGGCGCGCTGAATGACTTTGTAAAATTCTATATGGCAAAACGAAATACATTTATCCGTATCGTCTGTAATGTTTTAGTCAAGGAAATTGCAAAACATATATTTTTAACTAATCAAATGTCAATGCCTCATCCGGCGTTTTTTACTGACCCGATAATCCAGCTCGCGACATTGTCAGGAAACTGGCTCGGCCCGGTACCGGGACACATAAATCCGAAAGTTGAAGTCGAAGCAAAGGCACTTGAAGTTGAAAACGCATTCAGGACTCGCGCCGACGCTGCGGCAGATTACGGCAATGAGTTTGACAATATAATCGAGGAATGGACAGCGCAGGAAACGCTCTGGCAGAAAATGAGCCCCGAAAAACAGGCGGCGGCAGTTGCGGAGTCAGAAGAGGAGCGCAACTCGGAGTGCAATGACGAAGAGCCCGCGCCGGTTGCGGTTAATGACAATACAGAGGAGGACGCGACAGAATGAAAACAATATATCTATCTGGAATAGTCGGCTATGAAATAACAGCGGACGCGATACGCGAACAGATAAACGAAAACTCAAAAGAAAAATTACAGGTTGTCGTTAATTCATACGGCGGATTCGTGATTGACGCGTTTGAAATTTTTAATCTCTTCTGGACGTACAAAGGCGAGGTTGAGTTTGTCATTAACGGCGTGGCGGCAAGCGCGATGTCTTATATAATTATGTCAGGCGATAAAATCAGCGCGTTTAAAAATTCAATTTTCATGGCTCATAAAGCGCAGGCAGTTGCGTTCGGGGATGCGGATTCAATCAGGCGTGAGGCTGATATTGCTGACGCTATGGATAACGTACTTGCCGAGGCTTATGTCGGACGTTTGAAAAAAAACAAAAAAGAAATCCTCGACGCGATGAAAAATGAAATATGGCTGATCGGCTGGGAAGCCTTGACCGATGCGGGAATAATCGACAACGTGATAGACTCGCCGGATGAACTCGAAGAGACAGAAGAGGCCGTAAAAGAAAATATTATCTATATGAATAAAGAAATGGAAAAGCTGACAGACCCTGAAATCAGGCAATCAGCCGAATTAAAAATAATGCAAATTAACGCGCGAATGATGAGAGATTCTGACCGCGTAAAAACAAACAGCATGAAAGCTGCTGCAATACTCAAGAATTTTGAGCCGGTTAAACCGGTTGAAAATAATATTACTATGGAGGCGAGCATGAAAGAACAGGAAGAAATTAAAACCAATCCTGAAACTGTGGCTGACACGAAAGAAAGCCTTCAATCAGCACAGGCACAGGGAGCGGATATTCAGACTGTAATAAATGAGGCTGTTCTAAAAGAACGCGAGCGCATTTGTGCAATTCTGAATAAATCAGAAATTAAATTAAGTGAAACAGTTTCAGAGGCACTTGACAAAGGGTGGGATGTTGGCACTTACGCAATCGCCGAGCTTGACAGACAGAGGCAGGCACGGACAGGCGACAAGCGCGAAATATTCGGCGCACTCGTACCAAAACAAACCCCGGCAGATCAGGACGATGAGCAGTCAAAAAAAATGCTCACAGATGAGGAGCTGGAAATAAGAGCAAAAGCTCTTGCGGATAAACTTGAAAATGCTACAAAGGAGGCATACTAATTATGGCAACTACTTACATAGTCGATGACCTTATCGCCGGGCCGGTTATAACCGACGAGGGCAAAATGGCCGCCGATACTTACTATCGCGGAATGACACTGACTTATAATACCAGCACGGGTTATTACACATATAATGCAACTGCTGGATCGATTAACGCCGTATATAACGGCCCGACGCTTGCACTCGATGCAGCAGATCGCGGTTCAATCATAATCGGCGGCGAAGTTCATAAGGCTGGACTCGTCAACGATTCAGGCGCGGCGCTCACAGTAACAGACGACATAATCGCACAGGCCGCACTTGATGGCCTCTACATTAAGAGATAAGGAAAGGGGGTAAAATAATGGCACTCGGAACAATGACAAGAACCGCAAAGGTTCTTTATGAAAGGGTATCAAATACCCTGCGCGCCGGTAGAAACGGAATAGATCAATTCCTTTTTTCGACTCCGGACGTGAGTACTCAAGCAGAATTCGCAATTGACTCTCTGATCGTTTCCCCGTGGGGCGTGGCGTTCAGGCGCGACGGTCAGCAGGCAGAAGTCAGGCAGTACAAAGGCGGGACAGGTAATATTATCGAAGTACCGCGAACATCTGAAAAAACCGGTATCAGCGAGCGAATGAGGGACGCGGTTGTCGCTGGGCTTGAAGAGACAGCCTCACAGGCGTCACATGAGGCAGTACTTATCAATCAGATAATCAGTCAGCACGCGGCGGCTCACTACGCAACAAAATGCAAACTCGCAGTTGATGTTATCCGTAATGGTAAATTCAGCCCGCTCGGCTCATCCGGTTTCGACATCGGCCTTGAGTATGACTTTGGCCGTGATGCCGGGCAGTCAGTGACTTATGATTTTACGGCGGTAGGCGCGGATATTGATACAGCACTCGGCGAACTTTACGATGCGTACAGGGCGCAGGGCGCGTCTCCCGGTAATATAGTTTGCATCCTCGGCGATAAGTGGCTCAAGGAGCTTGAATCTGATTCTACTGTATTAACTCGTATGCAGGCAAACGCGATGAATACGGTAATTGAATCGCAAATGGCCCCGGCAGAGCTGATGAACACTCAAGACTTGTATCTTATCGGCAGATATCGCATACCGGGCAAAGCTACTCCGATATGGCTCTGCTCATACAGCCCGGAGGATAAATATACCGCTTATGAGGGCGCAACCGCAGCGGCGTTTTTTCCTGACGATGAGGCTGTTATGTTCGGCATAGGCGCGAGACGATACAAAGTCCTTCGAGGCGTTGACGTTCTCGGCGATAACGGCGAGGCAGTCAGGGCGGTGGGTGATCTTGTATTCGATACCTACACTACTAAAGATCCTGTTCAGACTTGGCTCAGGAGCTCGACAAGATATATCTATGTACCGGCTAACGTTAACCATACTGCACGCAGTGCGGGAACATTCAGCGAGTCTTAGGATATAGCAGATGACGACAGCCGCCCTTGACAATTTCAAGTCAGTACTTGACGAACAGCTCGGAGAAAGCGGAGTCTTTACGGAGTCCGCGATCTTCGACCCGTCAGGGGCGGCAGTTACTATTTACGGAATTTTTGAAGAAAACTCTTTCAGGGGTGACAAAGGCGGCGGTAACGTCCAGCAGAAAAAAGACGGCCCGCGCTTTGTAGTCTCTGAAATTGGTTTCACTTTTGATGTTTACGACGATGTCAGTTTATATCTGCCGTATAGAGATAAGACTTTTAAGATTCAGCAGATCGACGCGGACGCGCAGGGGGTTCAGGTTATATGGCTCGTATAAGACTTGAAACCGAAATAAAACCTGATGAGTTTTTAGTTTTTAGAAAACTTGCGGACGCGTTTCCGGATATTCGCGCGGATATGCTGTCTCATGTCGGGGACAAAGGAACTTATTTACTATTTAATACTTTTTTGAATGGTCAAGAATTAAGATATAAATCTATGAAAGATAAAAAAAATAGAAGGACGGTATCATATACAATTGCAAAACGTGCATCTGCAGTTAAAATAAGATCATACCCTGCTAACTTTTTTGAAAAGCCCAATAAAAGGCCGGACTCTGGTAAATTTATCATAACAAGAAAATTTCGTCCGGTTATGGAAAGCGCATTGAACGGAATATTAAATGAGTACGACAGAATATATTTACAGCGAAAACTTGATAAGGTTGCATAACTAAAATGCAAACGAGCTATGAAATATTAACGCAGATACAGACCGACGCGGCGGCGGATTTACCTGATTTATTTTATGCCTCCGCGCTTGACGATATGGACGTGTACGAGATCGGACAAAGCCGCGACGACTCGCACAAAGGTTTTTTTATATATCAGGATAAAGTCAGTCACGACGACACGATGAATCGCGTTGACTTAATTTATCAATTGCAATTGCCCGGAGTATCGGCACTTGACGCGGCAAAATATGCGGATGAGGTTTACGCGTGGATAAGAGATTATGACTTTCAGCGGATCGGAATGACAATACTCGATAACATCGTCGTTGAAACATGGCCGAACGCAAAAGACCGGACGACGTTTATATTTTTTGACGTGTCTGTTTTGGAAAATTTGGATTCATGCGATTAACGGGGGTATAGATGAAAAAAGTTTTTAAATGTGGGGCGCGAAAAAATAAAAGCGCGGTAAACATTGAAGCGGTAGAGACTGCGCCCGTCGAGACTACCCAGATAAAAAAAAAGACGCAACCGCGCCCGCGATTAAGCTATCAGCGCGTCAGTGCAGACATTGACAATGATCTTTTTGACGGCGTGTCCGTTAAGGATATAGATTCAGACTCGATTAAAGACGAGAAAAATATTTTTGAAAGTGAGGTATAGACAATGGCATCAATTAAACACAAAGGCGCGGATTCAATTCTTTATTCAGCCGCAAAGGGGACGCTCGTAACTACTGGGGTATTGCTTAAAGACACATGGTACAAAATAGCAACACTCGGCACAACTCCGGCAATCCCTGAGCTTGCGCTTGGTTCAGTATTCAAGACACCAGAAGAAAGCGGCGACGCGATAACACTCGCGAGCGGCGATAGCGTATGGCCGCTGACACTGACTGAAGTCTGTAAAGTTGACGTTGAAGTATCTGGAGAGATGGGTGTTATCGAGACAACAGACTCATGTGATTATCCGTATACTACAAACATCCCTGACGGATATACCGCGCTGTCTGGCTCGATCAATACGATGTTGAGATTTGACGAGACAACCGACGCACTTGTCAGCGTAACAAAGGATTTTCTAAAAAAATTCTATACAATCGTTGAGGACGACGGAGAGGGGACATATTCAGTAACCGAAAAAGACGATACCGATTTACTGCTTTTTATCCTAATGAATAAGGGCAATCTGACAGCAGAGGGCAAGGTTACTAACTGGCTTATCGTACCGGCAATACTGAACAGCATATCAAACAACATTGCGCTTAAAGATGTTTTAAAAGCTGACTACGGCTGGACTAAAGGTCAAGGCCCTGCGCAAGTTTACATGAGGACTTATCCGGCGGCGTCGTAATAGCTGATAATAAATAGGAGACAGATAACATGAAGTTAAGAGCAGTCAGGATAGACAAAAAATTTATACCGGAGTGGAATGGGAATAAAGATTTACAGATCAGTGAACAGATCGCTATTTATTTTTCCCGCATTCCCGGTACGAGTGAGAAAAAAAACTATGTCTCATGGTCAACCGACGGAAAAGGGAAAATATCAATCGAGTATAATGATATGATGTTATTGTCAACGTTTGTATCTAAAATCGATAACCTTGAAATAGAAAACCCTGAAAACGGGAACGTTGATAAAATTAAAAACGGCGTTGACCTTGCAAACGCGGCATACAGCGGGCTTGACGTGCTGTTCAATGAGATCAGAGATTATCTCTTTCCGGCGGAGGACGAAGTCGGCGCGGGGGAATAGAAGGCCTGACAACAATTTTCAAGCTCTTGTTGTTGGGCTATGTTGCACTTGATGACAGCGAGTACGACTCGTTATTTGACACAAAGGCAGAAGATATCCCAGGCGGTTTTATTATTCAGCGTGAAATAAGAAAAGCCGTCCGGGGTGAAAACTTTTTTTTAAACGATGAAGAAACCGGCGAGCCCGTAAGAGTGCCGGGCGTCGCGCCGGAATGTTTTTGGTATTATTACAAGCTCTGGGAAAACTTTCACTATTTCGGTTTACCGCAGGGCAAAGGGTGGCATGCAGAGCGCGAATGGCTGCTTGAAATTTTAAAGGCGTTTGAGAAAGCGAACGAGAGCGTTAAATATTTTGTTGAAGAGAAGATGAGCAAAAAAGGAAACGTAACATAATGCGCGGAGGTAAAAAATAAATGGCTGATATATCATTAAGAATAAAAGCCGATTTCGCGCAGGCAGATAAAGCATTTAAGGCGATGTCTACCGATTCCGAATACCTACAAAAGAAAATGAATGAGCTCGCCTCATCGTCTGAAAAAGTATCGAAAGTCATGAGCACAAACAGTGAGAAGATGAGACTGAATGCGCTTGCGGTTGCTGCGACGCGTGGCCCGACTGCCGGACTTATGGCAGAACAGAGATCACTCCGAACAGAAATTGAACGGCTGATTAAGGCGGGCATAAATCCGGAAAATGAGGCACTATCTAAACTGCGTAACCGATACGCAGAGGTGTCAAAACAAATCGGAGACACTACAAAAAAAACAGGCGGCTTCGGGGATATAATAAAAGGGATCCTCGGCGCGAACTTAATTCAGAGTGGAATTAACGCGCTCGCGAGCGGGTTTAAGGGCATAGTCCGCGAGGCTATGAAACTTGAGGACGCGCAGGCCGCATTTACTCCGCTTATGGGCGGGGCGGAGAAAGCGACTAAACTTGTTCAGGCATTAAACGTGGCGGCAGCCGAAACGCCGTTTGAGTTTGACGCAATAGCAAGTGCAACAAAGCAATTATTGCCGGTCATGGAAGGTGACATACAAAAAACGGTTGCTACATTTAAAATGCTCGGAGATACCGCAGGCGGAAACGCTGAAAAACTTGATACAATAACACGCGGATTTACAAAGGCCATGCTCAAGGGAAAAGTTGACATGGAATCCCTGAATATGATCGCAGAGGCAGGCGTTCCTATTTTTTCTGAGATGGGAAAAACTATGGGATACAATAAAGATCAGATGGGCGCGTTTTTTAAACAAATTAGCACCGGCACGGTCAGCACCGACGTGCTAATACAGGCGTTTAAAAATATGACATCCGAGGGCGGTATATTTTATCAGGGTATGATTATCGCGTCAAAAACTACAAGCGGGGTATTCAGTACACTATCAGATAACGTCAAGATGACAGCAGCTGGAATTGGTCAGGCGTTATTGCCGATGATTAAAGAGCTTGCTATTTCTTTTATCGAGATTTCAAGCGGGATGTTAAATTTTATAAATAATAATAAAGAGACTATACAAACAGTAATTACAATCGGCGTAAAAGCTCTACCGATAGCAATCGGCGCATGGACTTTATATACCGCGTGGGTATCGCGTGCGGCGATACAATCAGCTATTGTTGCTAAATGGCAGGCGCTCGTCTCGGTTGCAACCGGAGTACAGACCGCCGTCATGTGGCTCGCAACTGCGGCAGTCAAGGCGTTTAGCATGGCATGGTCAATGTCTCCTATTGGTACGGCGGCGCTTGTTGTATCTGGCGTGGCCATAGCCCTCGGAGCGTTTGTTAAGTGGATGAACGAGGGGACAAACTCAACAGATCAGCACGTCAAGTCAATGCGGGAAATGATATATGGCAAGGAAAAAGCTATTGAGTTAATGAAAACTGAAAAGGCCGAAGCTCAAGGCGTGGCTGAAAAAACTCAAGAGGCAATGGCTGCGCACTCTGCAGGCGTTCAAAAACAAATTGACGACTTAAAGAAAAGCGGGAAAACAGACGCCGAGATCGCCGCGCAGTTAAAAGCAAACGCCGAGGACGTATTAAAAAAACGTACCGCCGCGCTTGCTGAATATAATAAAAACGTGTCTATTTTTGGAAACGCTCAATTAAAATATGAAGGGAAAAAAGCCGAGTCAGAAGTCAAGATGTTAATGGACGCGGCAAATAATATGTTGCAGGTAGCAGAGCAGGCACAGCAGCAGAAGAAAGCGCAACAGTCCGCCGCAAACAGCGCATGGCAATCTGAAAACAAAAAATTCGACGAAGAATATCTTCGTATGGTCAACGAGCGCGGCAAAACAGAAGCGCAGATTGAGGCTATGCGCGTAGGCGATCAATTGAGTCAGCTTGCCGATCATTACAGGCGTGGGATTGTTTTGTTTGAAGATTATGCAAAAATCAAAGAGGCTATGGAAGACGCGCATAGCAAAAAAATGATGGAGATAGAACAAAAACAAGCAGAGATCCGCGCGTCAATGGTTTTAAACAGCGTACAGACAACCGGATCAATGCTCATGGATATTCAGACGCTCATGAAAAACACCGGCAAGGAATCGCGGAAAGTTGCGCTTGCCCTGCGTGGAATAGCAATTGCAGAGGCGGCTATAAATAGTTATGTCGCGTTCACAAAGGCGTTGACCCTGCCGTTCCCGATGAACTGGGTACAGTCCGGCCTCGTTCTTGCCGCCGGTCTTGCCAAACAGGCCGCGATTATCTCAACTCCAATTCCAAAAGCTGAAACAGGTATTGATTACACCGTACCCGATACGCGCACGAATCGAAACGACCGCGCGGCAGTTATGGCCTCCGCAGGCGAGCGCGTACAGGTTACCCCGCGAGGAGAGGACAGCGACGGGACACGGACTATCAATATTCAGGTCGGGCAGGATACTATATTCAGAGTCGTGCAGCGTGGAATCGATACAGGCAAGATAAATGTATCAGATAGAAATATCGGGCGAGGAGTTTTTGCATAATGAAAATTTTACTCAATGACCTCATGCAATACAGCGACGCGCCGGCCGCGTTGAAGTCTGCCGCGCTGTCTGATGTTTACGATGAGGCAACTACAATCCCGATAACGTTTGACGATTCGGTATCTATTAACTGTATCGGTATCGGATTTACCGACGCAACAGAGATTACTATTACAGACGGCATAATAACAGATACAATATATATCACGCAAGACGCGCCGTATCATAACGGATTATATTTATTATCAGAAACGCAAGGCGGGGATGAATACGGCGATGCATTTACTATTTCGCATAACGGATCATACATAGGGCGCGTGGGAGTGGGCATGTATAAAACACTCGGCACAAATCCGACAAAAGAGATCGGCTGGTATTCAACACAGGAAAATAGAAAAACATTATCCGGGCAAACTATACCGGGCGCAGGCGGTTATTCAGGCAGACGTGCCGAAATGGACGTGCGGTACAAAATAGACTCCGACATATATACAGACATCGATACCGCATATGTCTCTCAAATATCAAAGGACTTTCCGTTTTTTATTTTATTCGACGATGAACAGCACAAACTGCCGACAAATATGTTGCACTTTTACGCAAACGCTCCGATAGGATTATTGCAATCGTCAAGCTATCGTTTTTTATACAGCTACAAATTTTCATTCCGTGAGGCGTTCTAACGATGACCGCCGTTGCGATAACCGCGCCTCGCAGGCCGACAAAATATATTGCTGAATTATTCAGGCCGGAAAACTGGAGCCCGACTCTTGCAACCGCTCCGAACAATATCGCGAGACATAATAACGTTTACGCATTTTCAATTGCGCCGTTGATAACAGCAGAGACAGACCCTACTAATTACTGGATAGACGTTTTCGGCGGTTTTTTTGATAATCCGTTCGGATATGGCCTGCAATTATATATGGGTAAATTTTTAACGCAAGTATATTTACCCGCAACACTCCTCGCGGTTGATGAATCTTTTTATATCGATGAAGCCGCGAACGTTGCTTATATGAATATTACAAAAAAGCCGTGGCAGTATTTTTCAGAGTTTGCCGCGCTTTACGGAAACCCTGGCAGTACATTTGCGAGCGCTCCGAAAAATGAAAATAATCTATCTGATATAAAATACGGCCCGGTGCCTGCGGTTACGCGTCTTGAAATACCGTCGCTGAATAATAAGCTGTCAAATATTATATCAGGAATTACAGTCTATAATTCATTTAGCATTGATATAAATAACGCTGACGGTTTTTTTGACGGGTTTGATATTCTCGGATATTTCAATACACCATTGAAGATATCCAAAACATCACAGGACGCGCAGACAATATCAGAATTTAACCCGATACGATACGGCCTTGTCAATGATATTCAGGTGTCATTTGATACACTGTCAATCGAGGCGGTAGACGCGCTGTACTCGCTTGATACTGATTATTGTAGAAAATTCAACGCCGTTGATTATCCAAACATAGACGACGATAAAATAAATAACGACATCCCCGTCGGGTGGGGCGATCTATTAAAAATTGAAGTAATCGAAGTCAACCGCGATACCGCAGACCCTTGCACGTGGATTGAATACATAGCCCTTGACCCTGATTACATAACAGCCGTTAGCGCGGTATACGACGACGAGGGGAACAGCCTTACTCATACATTCACGGGCTCAACCGGCATTATCCGCGTGACTCAAGTTGACGGCGACGGCGAGGCAATCGAGGCAGAAAGCGCGAGCGTTACGGGCAAGACTGATAACAGTATCGGAGAAATAATTATTTACGCGCTTGAAAATAACGAGAACTTGCCGTATGTCGCGGGCATATGGGACACTGACGAGACCGACGACTATCTCGCAATATGTAAGGATATAAATTTTTATTTTGACAGCGGGTCAACGCGTGACTTGGTAGAGAAAGTATTAAAAAATGATATAGCTTTTTTAATTCAAAAAAACAACAGTCTGTTATCCCTGCGTCAATGGGGACAGGAATATCAGTCATGGCATATTCCGTCGTGGCTGATAACTCAAAAGCCGTCAAAAAATTTTAAGGACGCATATAAATATTTTTTATCTACTGTACGGATTGAATATTTAAGAAATAACCTGACCGATAAATACGAGCGTACATACATCGACGACAGCATGGAACGTGCAATATTTGAACGATACCGCCGGAGCTATACCGCAAGATTTGAGACCGACCTCGGAACGCTTGCAGATGTTGCCGCGCTCGGCGATAGGCTCCTTGACAGGTTCGGCGAGGTGCGCGAGACTCTGACCGTCGGAGTTGGCGTTGACACGTTCGGGATAAATTTACTTGATACCGTCGAGATAGAGTTTGAGATCGGAGACTCGCGAGACCCGCGCACGTTTTCGACGTATTCTAAATGGATTGTAAAAGAGGCCGATCCCGGACAGGATACAATAACAATCGAGGGGACAGAGATAAATTATGTCTTGACATTTGACGGGGACGACGCGACACTCGACGATGATTACTTATGGTCAGTGTCAGGCGTTGGTATAAATTAGGGGGATGAAAATATATGAGTATAGTCAGAAAAAATATTGATGATATTACGCGAACAAAAACGACGCTTGATAATACAGAGAGGGTTCCGGGACGTGATGATACGGGTGATTTTAAAATTACTATTGCAAACTTTGCCGCCGCAATAAAAGAAAGCATAGTTGAGTATAGTGTAAAATATGCACAGGCGAGTTATATTATACTTGATGACGATGGATACGATAGAATAGAAGTCGATACAAGTGCGGGTGAAATAGAAATAACCTTGCCTTTGCTTGCTAATAACGTCGGGCGAAGAATTGAAATCGCATTTGTAAAAAAAGATGCATCAAATGATGTTGTTAAAATATCTCCAAATGCAACAGACGCTAATAAAATCGGGGCGGGCGGATTAAACGTTTTCTATCTTTACAAACTTGGTGATGTTATATCTTTGCAGCAATCAAGTAATTCTGGATATTGGGAAATAGGCAATATTGAATTACAACTCATGCCTGCTGGTTCTGCCCCTGTTTATGCCTGCCGTGCGTGGGTAAATTTTGACGGCACAACGAATACAGGTGGCTTTACTACTATTCGAGGAAGTGGTAATGTATCAAGTGTTGCGGATAATGGTACGGGGGATTATACGGTTAACTTTACAACAGCGATTGCTGATGCAAATTACTGTCCTACTTTCGGTGGGTGTTGGAATGGTGGTAGTCCATATATTGGTGTATGGATAATAGTTACACAATCAGCAGGCAGTTTGAGAATTAAAATGTTGATTGGCAATGGCGGGACAGCAGACGAGGACTATACATCTGTTGCAATATTCAGATAAAGAGGTAATTATGAAAAAAATAATATACACAACAGAAACTGGAGTATGCGTGTTACATCCGACTGGTGAATTATCAATTGAAGCTGTACTCGCTAAAGATGTTCCCATTCAATACAGATCGACCGCCCGGATAGTCGACAACAAAGAAATACCAACTGATAGATATTTTCGGGACGCGTGGGAAATCAAAAACGAAAAGATAGTTGAGAATATCGATAAAGCTAAAGAAATACATAAAAACAAATTGAGAGCTGACCGTGTGGCATTGCTTGAGGGCCAGGATGTTTTGTATATGAAAGCACTCGAAGATGGCGCGGATACTAAAGCTATTGTCGCTGAGAAGAAAAGGTTAAGGGATATAACAAAAGAAGTTGACAAGGCAGCTACGATTGCTGAAATTAAAGCAGTAAAGATAAAATAGGAGACATAACCAATGGCAAACGAAGCAACAATAATAAATAACCCGACAAGTACACCGGAGGCGGTGTCCACCGGCTATCAAGCGCAGAATACCCGCGCCGAGGCGGGCAGTAATGGCATTGACTGCTCGTATGTCGCGGCAACCGATACCGATGAGGTCACGCTATACACCGGTGGGCCGGTTGACTATAATGGCGTTTTATACGCGCTGTCGTCTGACGTGTCGTTTACCTTGCCCGCAGCGGGACGGTATTACATACATTTAGAGGGCGATGAGGTTGCGGCGAGTCTGACGCCAACGATCGGGACAGACGCGGGGACATACAGCGCGTCAAAAAACGGTAGGTATTTGTCAACGGGGCGGCGCGTGCTGAATTGGGTTATTGGGTGGAACGGGTCAACAACGCCAACGGTTACGCGGTTACTGACACCGGAGGCAGAGGGCACGGCATTGGGAGACATAAACGAGCCCGAAGAAACAATACTGACATCGAATGGATCATGGATCGCGCCTCGTTCGAAATATTATGAGATGTGGGTTACGGGTAGAGGGGGGAATGGTGGCGCGGGGGGGAATGGTGATGATGCTTTTTTTGATAATATAAATCCCGCTACTTTTACGGCAGGCACTCAAGGCGCACTCGGCGGGAAGGCGGGTTCTACTGGTAAAAAAAGAATATATGTAGAGGCAGGAACAGAGTGGACGGCAACGTTTGACGCGACGAATAACTCGGCAAATTATACACAGTTTACTGACGGGGTATCAACTCTTCGAGCGGGCAATCTCGGAGGCGCGGTTACCGGTTGCGATATATCCTACCTCGGAGGTGGCGAGGGGCGCGGGGGGAATGGAGGCGCGTCAGCATACGCGTCAGCGGTTGCATGTCACGGGATGGGTCAAAATGGATCGCAGGGCGGCGCGTCTTTTTATGGTTCAGGCGGTGTCGCGGGACTTGGTGGCAAAGCCGCTAACGGCGGCTCGGGTGGCGCGGGCATTCCGTATGGCTCAGGTGGTGGATGCGGTGGCGGTGGCGCGGGAGACGCATACACCGGCGGCGCCGGAGGCACCGGCGCAGGCGGTTGCGTCCGGATAATCGGCTGACATAAATAAAAAAGCGCGGCATTGACAACCGCGCTTTTTTTTTCTTAATTCGTTTTACTTGGGCTCTTCACTCCCTTAAAACCTTTAACTCCTCATAGAAATAATACGCGCCTCCTTTCTTTAGTTTTTTAATATTCTAAAACTCGCGTTATGCTGACTGTATATGTCACCATACCAACGAATCAGAATAAGCCTTAAACGCGCCCGTGTATGTCTCACCGCTTTTCAACCGTACCGTATATCCGACAGTAACCAACGTCCGGTCATGCGGAAAGTCAGGACATACATAATATTCATGAGCGCCCTGCCCCTGCCCCTCGATTGGCGCATGGATATATTTATCTGTCTCTGCATCTATATGATACGCGGGCTGATCGGGTTCTTCGTACAGCGCGAACCGTCCGCGATAATCGTAATCTCTGAAATGATACGCGCCGACGATATTTCCCCACTTGGGATTTGTGTCTGTCATTTTCGCGCCCGTCAGCGTCAAGTCCATTGTTGCCCCTGCCGGTATCCGTGCGCCGACTAAAAATATCGTATCCCATGAGCCCGCTGTAAAGCTCACGGGAAAAACAAAAATACTACCGCCCTGTGGTGACTCAAAGCTCATACCCCTGTATGTATCATAACCGCGTATGAATAATGTTTGAATATCGTATGAGACCGTATCCATAAATGAGCCGACAATATCAGCGCCTTTGTAAAATTGCACCTGACAGGCAAGATCGCCTGCCGTAAACATTTCAAAGTCAAGCGCGAGCAGCCCCTCGGCGTCCGGCGTGAATGAGCCGATTGTCTCGCCGTCAATCTGTATATCCGCATAATCGTATGGTATCGGCGCGGACTCTGCGTCCGTGGTCATCGGATACCCGCCGATTACTTTTATCGTGGCTGACATCTGATATTCGTAGTTAGGTTCGATGACCGTCAATTCCAGTTTGCCCGCTGATGATTTTACGGTTGTTTTCAATTCGTGTACCTCCGAAGCGCATGAGATTTGAGTCAGTGCCTGTATCGATACTATTACAAGCGTTAAAAAAAATGTCAATGTTTTTTTCATGGTGTTTTCTCCTGATTTTTTAAATATCTAATAGCTTTTATTAATTTTTTAATATCTTCTATGCAAGGCTCAAGCGCTTTTTTATGTGTTTCATAAAAATCAGGTTCGTATTTTGAGTTTTCAAAATTATAAATTATCTCCTCCGCTTCTTCTACTGGGGATTTTATTATGTAGCCATGATGTTTTAACCTCGATAAATACTCGCTCATAAGCAATCCATTAGCGTGATTTATGCACTCATAAAATAAATCAAACGCCTGTTCTTCTGTCATCTGTATTTTATTGCTCATCTGTTTTCTCCTGTAGTTGTTTTTTCTCTATAAGTAATTTTTTAATCCACATTATAAGTTCTAATTTTGAAAATTTATTTAATTCTTTTTTCCACTCATCGCCGAATTCTTCGTAGTTATCGCTCATTTTATTTCACTCCTCAAACAATTTCGCGCCCGCTGTCTCTGATACGATTTCAGCGTCTTTTACCTGACTCAACGCCGTATCAAGTACCGCGTTAACCGTGCGTTTATGGCTCATCTCCTCAACCGGCGCGCTGTCATCGCCCCATTCTGCATCCATTGCCCGCGCGTTTCTGACTTTCATGTACGGCGCGAAAAAAGATTTACCAGCAAGTTTTTTCAGCATCTCCGGCTTATCCGCGCCGACGTATGGGTTTTGTATGTCGTTTTCATATAGTTTTTTACCCCACTTTTCGATGTAATCTTTCCCCTGTGTTCGCGCCTCCGCAAGTGCGCGCATATCCGCGAGATAGTACTTGTAATTCTTGCTGTGCTTTTTTGCTTTTTCCATGAGACGCGGTTCATCGTAAGCGTCGCCGATTACGCGCCCCGTGCTTGTTTCAACCGCTTGAACGATAACGCCTTTTATGTCACCACGCGGAAAACCGACTTTTTTAATCTCATAGTTAAAATTGCCATTTTTATTTCCTATCTCAAATTGATCGTTTTCATATATGCACTCAATATTTATATTCTGAAACGGCGGATTTTTGCCCGATGTCAGCGCGAAAACATAGGCATTGACGGACGGAATAAACTCAACCGTTTTTCCAAACGGTACGAGCGAGCCCATCTCCGGCAGTGTCGCGCCGATCTCAAAGGATTCCTGAAGCGCGTCAACGATTGATTCCTGACCCTCCGGCGTTGACCATGCGTCCTTTAATTCTGCGGTCATCGCGTAACGGACGTTTTTTTCAATCATGCGTTTTGTTGCGGGCTTGTCTATAAATTGCGCTGACCTGGATTCAAGCACAGCCATATTTGAAACAGCCCACGCCGACAGCTCGCCTTTGTTTTTCGGGGGCGCAATTGTTACGAGCGCGTTGGCGGGCGCGGCCGCATTGACCGGCGCGTTGAACGCCTCAAGAAATTTCTTACCCGCTTCTTTTTCTGTTTTTCCCTTTCCGCCGAGTTTGCAATCAGCGCAGTAAAAAAAATGCAGGCCTTCTTTTTCGTTAAATTTGACGGGGATTTCTTTTTTGCATTTTGGACAGTTCATTTTATTCTCCTGTATTTTTTAATTTAACCTTAACAAACCTAATATCCTCACTCTTTTTAATCAATTCATTTTTTACCATATACTTATACAGCCGATCATCTTTTTTAATTTCCGATAATGGAATAATCCTTTCAGCTCCGGCGCGTTCTTGCCATGAGGCTATGTCCATTATCTGCCCGTCAATAATTCCCTTTACTGTTTTAGTATCTTTTAAAATTATAGACAGAGCGTCCGTCGCGTCGTCTTTACGGGATTTCCATATTTTTTCTTGAACGGCGGCAAGCGTGGCGGCATGAGCAAGGTCAACCGCTTTTTGTAACTCATCCCCGCTGACAATCCGATAATCCTCATCAAGTGCGGGATACATTATTTTAATATCATGCTGATTCATTGCAAGAGTTTTCGGGGGTGTATCCGTATCAATACATTTTTTCATATAGGACGCGATCTCGAGGAGGCGTTCTTGTATTTTTATATCCGGTTTTATTTCCCATGAATGAAACGGGGCGCGGTCAAATAATACCGCGAGATATAGCCGGTCAAGCTGGATACCGTATACCGCGTTATAAATAGCCGCTTGAAATTGTAACTGAAAAAAATCTTTTAATGGTATTCCCTGATTGCTTTTTAATTCCATGTCGTAACCGTCGTAAACGCTCGCGCCGCGTTTTGACAGCCATGAGCTGCGGGACTTTGCCTCAACGATAATATGCGCTGACGGGTTAATGCAATCCGCGTGAGAAATAGCAAAGTCAGTCTCGGCGCGGGTATGGTGTAAAAAATCCGTAGTCTGAAAAGCTGACGCGAGCGGATAACCGTCATCGGTTTTATCGAGTTCACAGAGCATATAACCGCGATAAAATTTTTCGGCGGTGGGGCGGTCTACGTTTTCCGCGATCCATTTTTTTAAAATAACCGGCTCGATGATATTTCCGAACTCGGCAAGTTCGCCTGCATGCTCGCGTTTTTTCCTGCCGGTTTTATATTCCCAGATTGTGAGCGCGGTCTCATCGTACCCGCCGACAGAGCCGGACTTTTCAGGGTGAGGAATGCAGGACGCGATTTCAGACGCGCCGATTTTGGCGGAGCGTGATTTTTGAAAGTTGGTGATGAATTTGACGTTCGAGGCATTCATTTTCCCGCCTCCATGCACTTATCACATATCCCCCCGAAAATATATTCGGGGCTTTCTTCGCCGTATGTCATTTCATCTTTTATTATGTTTCCGCATGATTTACAAACGTATGAAACCTTGACTAATTTTAATTTTTTATTTATTAACCCTGCAATAGTCATACTCGCGCCTCCGCCATGAATTGAAGAAAACGCTCAAATGTCGAATGAACGTTAATTTTTTTATGTATCGCAACTGAATATTTTTTTATGAGCTTGTTATGCTCTTTAATTTGCAGATACAAGTCCGCGACGTGTTCAATGTAGTTGTCATCGTATTTTTTCATCGGTTGCGCTCCTGTTCGTATTTTTTAACATTTTTATTTTTTATAGTTTTAGTTCAATTTTCAAAACTTTTTTAATTACTTCTTTATCCGTAATATTTTCAAGCTCTTTTAATTTTTTTTTAAATTTCAACATGAGTTGTTTCGAATTATATCGTTCAAGCAATTCAGGAGTTTCTTCGTAGTAATGAATAGCATCCCATCCCGATCCTTCTCTATATGTTTTTTTAGAAAGTTTTTTTTCTTCTGCTATTCCTTTATACCAGATATTTGAATCTGTTTCGCGAGTTACGGCAACCCTGAAAACGTTTTGATTATAATGTCCAAAGTAATATAAATATTTCATCTATTTTTATCCTGTTCGTATTTTTTATATTCAAGCTCTTCGATATAATCATTTAGCTTTTTCTCTTCTCGCGCCTCGCGTATTTCTTCGTCGGTATAATCGCCGTTGAAATATTCCGGCGGGTTAATTGCGTGATCGGGTATTTGCATTATAACCCGCTCGGATTTTCGTCTTTAAACATTTCAAGCTGATTTTTTTCATCTTCTGACAATTCAAGAAAAGGCTTCATGTTTTTAAACATTATACAGTTATCGTCGCGGTCAAAAAAATATGCGAAAACTTTTTTTCTATAATCTTCATCATTATAAATAAAAAACGCAATAGGACAATCCCTCAAAAAACCTCTGCAATTTACGCATTGATCTAATACTTTCATTTTATCCCCCTCATCGTATTCCTTGCCATATGTTTCAGCTTTTCAGTCTTATCCGTAAACTTTAATTTCAACTGTATATCCTTTTGTATTTTAGTCAATTCATATAATTTTTTGTACTGTTCATTTTTAAGACTTGCTGTGAGTGCCTGTTCTTTATCATCTTTTTTTGTTATCGAGTCTTTTATTTTCGGCTCATAGTGTGACCTTGCATAGTCTCGCGGATAATTCCATTGACACGGCCGACATCGTAACTGCTTGACCGATAACGGCCTAAACTCGCGCCCGCATGATTTACAAGTCGGCATGACTCAATTCAATAAACGTGTCAAACGGCTTAATTACAGGATACCGATTCAGGGCACTTAAAAAACTCATGCGTCCGCATTCGGGGCGGCAGTATTTATCTGTTTTTTTATCAGCTAAAAAAAAATATCCGCATACTGGACAGCGATAAAACTCGCTATTGACAGTTATCATTTACAACCTCACTGATAAAATCATATTTTTTTATATATCCTTTTTCAACCTGATAATAACAGTCATTTGTATTGACATCATTATCAATAGTTTTGCAACAAATAAAAAAATCAATGGTATAATTCCCGCATAGATTTTTGTATTTTTTGCACTTGTACGATTCGTCTGTTTCTGAATATTCACAGGCGGTAAAAGTGAGGATTACCGCTGTGAATAGTGTTGATAATTTTGTTGATACGTTCATATATATATTATCTCTGACATATGAACATATAGTTTATTGTCAATATGTCGGCGTCCGTTATTCATTACAATTTCAACTTCTAAAAAATCAACAAGCTCGCCATTTTCCCCTAACGGTTCTTTTACTTTGTTTATTTCAATTTCTGAAATTAAATCTTTATTTATTATTATAACGTTTTCGGTTATTTTTGATTTTATTGTAATTGTGTTTTTCATTTTAATTATCCTATTTTAAATTAGCCGGATACGCTCCGGCGGAAAGTTTTACTCAAAAATATTTTCCCATTGTTTTTTTGTGTACCATATAGCTTTAAAAAAATGCGCTTTACATCCATGACAAAAATAATGTGGTATCAAATTTAAGTTTTCATCTTTAAAACTAAAATTTGATATTTTATACTCATTGCATAAAGTACATTTAGTCATTTTATTAACCTATTTTTTTTATCGCAGTTACAAGAGTTTTGCAGTTTCCGCTTCTGGTGTATGTCATCCAATTATAGCTTCCATCAGATAATTGATAAATTCCTTTTACTATGACCGATTCGTTATTGTTTCTTTTTTCTGTTATTTCTTTTATAGTTTTCATTTCGTCTCTCCTGTTTTGTTTTCTTTATGTATATAATATAACCATACCTTTAAATCCTGTCAAGTAAAAATTGAAAAAAATTAAAAAAAATTAGTTTTTTTTGACAGGATTATTACTAATTTTTACAAATAGAACGGCTTTAAAATACCGGTTGCCATTAGTAAGTATTTGCATTCTATACATACTGGAGACACGCGCACGCTCTGAATTTTTAACAGCCTTTCGGACTCTGAATTATCAAGTAATCCTGAAAAGCCGTTTGTTTTTTCTGTAATGGGTGCGCCGCAGAGGTGACATTTTTTTGTGTTCATTTTTAGACTCCTGTTTTTAATGTTATTTTTTTTACTTATAATAATATTATCGGATTGATGCCGGTAAAAACTTTAATTTTTTACAAATACTCTCTTAACGTCTCCGCGAACATCCCGCGCCTCTTTTCAAGTCCGGTTTTTAATATGTCCATTTTTTTCGCCTGCGTTATGTATAGCGGCTGCCCGTCCGTGCTCGCGCCGGTTCTGCCGTCTCCATTCCCTGCGCCGTCTGCCCCGCCGACTATTCGCAGTCGCTCGCGCTCCTCATCCATTCGCGCCGCGTCCTCCGCTGCCCGTGCCTCAAACTCTATATCGTCAAGCAATACCAGATCGCCGTCAACCATTGCAGGCAGTTTCCGCCCCGCGCCGTCAACCGGCTGCCCCTCTGCGAAGCTATACCCGCATATATGGCAAGTGTCATTTGACTCGGCGTTCATCACGCTGCACACCGGGCATATCTTCATTTTCGGGGCTTGCCCATCGGCGGCGCGTCTCGCGTCCTCGCGTCCGATCAATGACCAACGGCGTGGCAGCTCCGGCCTACCGTGAATAAAGCAGTTACCCACCGGGTCAAGGATTATGCCGTATTTCTTGCCGGGCATAGGGCGGAGTATTCGACCGATAAGCTGTAAATAAATAGTAATCGACATCGTACGGCGTAACCATATCAGGCCATATAGTCCGGGGATGTCGAGGCCCTCAACTCCTATCATAACAGTACAAACGCCATTTATTTTTCCTGACCTTATACGCTTTAAAATTCCTGCCCTTTCGTGATGATTTAATTTACTGTGGATGTGTTCAAACTTCCAGCCCGCAGCGCAGAACGCCTCTGTCATCTTGACCGCGTGCTCATGCGTTGAACAGGCAACAATCACCGGCAGTCCGTTGAATACCTTGCCGTACTGCCCTATCACGTCGCCAATAATTCGAGTCTTGCCCAGTAGTGCGGCCTGTTCTTGCGTGTTAAATTCTCCGTTTTGGATAGGGACATCCAACTTGTAAACCTCCGGCACGATTAACAGCGGGCGGACGAGGTAACCCGCGTCAATGGCCTCTTGCATATTGATTGTCTGAATTATCTGGCCATAAGTATTTATTAACCCCTGCCCGTCGGTGCGCTCCGGCGTGGCTGTCAATCCTACGCGCCGCGCCTGTGGATAAAAATTATAAATCGCCTGCCATGTTACGGCCTCGCTGCGGTGGCATTCATCCGTGACAATAACATCCGGCTTAAATTTTTCCGGCAGTACAGATAAAATATTTATCAGGGACATCGGCATAACAACATAAATCGACTTGTTGCGGCCGGTTACGCCTTTATCGTTTATATATCCGGTTATATGTCCGAGCCCTGCGTGTTGAAATTCAATCAGCCATTGATTAAAAATCTCAACCTGCGGGGTCAGGATAAAAATCCGTTCCTTAAAATTCACGCGGTCGGAAATAAACTTGACGGCGGTTTTTGTTTTTCCGGTACCCGTGGGGGATGAAAAAACCGGATTGCGTCCGGCGTTTACGCCGGCGTGCAATTGTTTGACGGCTTCGAGTTGGTAGGGGCGGAGTGGGTGTTCAATGTGTAAATGTGGCATCATGATTTCAATATCCCCCACAATCTTAACGCGCTCTCAACATTCTCAACACTCCGAACGATTGACACCGGATAACCCTTATCCGATAATATCGCGTGTATGTTTTTTTGGTTATCCGACAGCGTGCCTGTCTCGTTTTTTACTTCCAAAAAATAAACGCGCCCGCCGTGCAATATACATAAATCCGGCATACCGGAAACGAGGCCCATTTTTTTAAGGGTCATTAACTGCCTATGGCTTATATTGTAATGTTCATTCGGAATTGAAAAAAAGAATATTCCTCTAATGGATAAATATTCGCAGATTTGTTGCTGGATTATGGATTCTTTCATTTTATAAATCCGTTAAATATTTATTTTTATTTTTATAGCTGACTTTATCAAAATATAAAACTATGGTATCAATAGCCGCGCCAAGGATATACGGTTCGGTCTGGTTGTCTGTATCCCCGCGCCGCCATTTATTGTGTTCTTTTAATACTTTAACTGCATCTTTTATTTTCATTTTTTTCCTATTTAAAAGATTATACGTAATTCTTATAATTACTGTTAGGCGTAATTATTCGCCAACTTTTTTTGATTGATAAAAATTACAGCTACTCGGATAATTTAAACTACAATTTTCCATTCTATTTATAACACATTTTTTATAATATGAATCATAAAAAGCACAATCTTTACATACTGGCAATCCATCAGTTCTTGATACCCATGTTGTATTTTCTGTCATCGTTCTCCACATTTTTAAACCTCCTGTGATAATGGCGAATAACTACGCCTAACAAAGCGTATCCAATATGACCGATAAAACTTATTCTGATTAAAGCACTGATCCACGGTCACATCGGATCACGCTTGAAAAGTTAGCTGAAATGCTCGCTGACTTCAGCCTCTAATTCATAATAATTTTCAAGCCAACACTCTTCATCTGGACGATAATTTTCAATTAAATTCATCGCTCTTATTAACATATCCGCTCGCACTTCAGCTAACACGGCATGAGACGAAAGAGGCTTTGACGTTTCCTTCAACATTTTATTATACTCAATCTTTTCTTGTTCATTCATACTTCCCATTCTATCCTCCTTCGTCTATGCCGTAATAGTTATATGCAATAACCGCTTAATGCTTTTTAATCTTTTCAGTCTTTATCGTCGCGGCATCCGGTAACTCATCCGTAACCTTACTCAACATCTCGCTATACAGATTTAATATTTTAGTTATCCTATCAAGGTTATTTTCATTTATCAATTCTATATCTTTTTGAAAACCGATATTACAAAAAATTAACGCGGATATAGCAATCGCCCATTCTTGTAATCCGGTAAAGGTAAAAACAAGAATTGAAATAAAAATAAATAACCATTTTGAAAGGATTATTTTTACTGGTAGAGGTTTCATTTTTTTTGTCTCCTGTTATTTTATTATAACGCCCGAAGGCGTCCGGCTTACGATCCGGCAAGTAAAGTTTGCAGAACTGATGACCCGAGAGTCATTCAATCCGTGTATCCGACATGAAGTGGATCAGAGGCATACCTGGGTTACGATCTACTCGTCAGTAGCCACTTTGACAGCGGCAGGATTCGAACCTGCAACCGAAAACATCGGCGAAGATTTACGGTCTCCTGATGCTCTTCGGCGTCTACCAATTCCGCCACGCTGTCATTTTTGCAGATACGAGGTCAGGATAAACCTCGCCGGTAACGCCGATTCCGTTTAGGCATCTGCGTGCGGATTCTCATCTTACTTCAACTCCTATTTGAGCCTTTTCGTTACTTTCAGGTAATCCATATTGTAATCTATTTATAGTCTCTTGCTGAAAGTCAAAAAATTTTTCCATAGCATGTATTTTGCCTGACTGCCATACTATAATAAAAAATTCAGTAACGCAAATAAAAAATAATATAAATAATATTTTTTTCATATTTTAATCCTATTGTTTTTTTACTTCGATAACCTCTCCGCACTTCGGGCAGATCCGGTCAATGTCTTTTGCCGCCGGTATTGTGCCCTCATATGTACGGACAAATCCGCATTTACAAGTCAGTTTCATTTGTTTAACGACTCCATGCGCGTTTCCCTGATGAGCAGGCCGCCGCGTTTTCGGGTGTACTCTTCAGCGCTTCGTTCGGCCTCCCTCATCTCGCGTTCGGCCTTTTCTTTTTTCTTGTTTTCGAAGTACCTCGCGAGCTTACGGGCAGTGCGCTCCTCTGAATTTCTGACAGAATTATATTCAGCTTTTTTTATGAGCTTTGCACTATCCGCGCAAGTGGGCGAGCAGTAAACCTTGTTATGCTTCGAGGTATAAAAAACCGCGTCGCATATCGGGCATACTTTTTTATAATCGCCGGTACGTTCGAGTGGGAGTTTAGAACGGGATTTCATTGTCGTCTCGCGGTGCAGGTGCGTTTTGTGTTGGTGCGTTATCTGCCGTGCCGTCTTTCGCCTTCGGCTTGAACATTCCGAGAATTACATTTGACCTGTTATCCGGATTCGGTACGCCTGCAGGATTAAACGTGCGGTCAAGAAATATCAGGCGTGAGCCGTCCTCTTTCTCCATTATCGCGCCGACGTTCAACCAGTTTGTTTTTTCCTGCCCGTCGCGGTTCGTGTATTTTGAGGTACCGACCGCGAGGTCGTACAATTTTTTCATTGCCATTTTTTGCTCCTTTGTGATATTATTTTGATGAAAGTTTTTTTATATATAAAATATTATTTAATTTACTTCTACTTATTTTTTTCTTTTTGCCGCTTTTGTTGTATGCAGTTTTGGAAAACATAGATTCAAAATCTGAACCAGTAAATTTTAATCCTCTTTTTTCATTTTTCATAACTCAATCTCCTATTTATATTATTTTTTTGAATCGCATTGTAAACATCATATTGTAATGTTCCTTTGAAATTTTCAACAATAGTATTGTTTTCTGCAAATATTGTTATTGGAGGGCAAATTTCAATATCTAAACCATCTATTGAAAATCTTTCAACTCCCCTTACATGTTTATTTATTTTTTTTATATTTCCATTTTGATAAGTTCTTAAATGTTTAGATACTGCATGAAGAATGCTTTTTCTTTTTCCGCTTTTAAGTTTTGGATTATCCCTTATGTCGCATATTTCTTTTATTATTTTTTCATCTGAACCAATTATAAAAGAAATATTTTTATCCTTTATTTCAATAGTCCACATTGCGGCTATATCTTCAAACATTGAACATCTTAAATTTGATAGTATAGCATTTTTGTTTATTTCATCAAATAAAGATAATTGCTTTAATTGTTCTGAAGAAATAAGTACATTTGAAAAATTTTTATAATCAGTACAACAAATTCTACTTATATATTTATTATTATTATCATTTAAGTCTATTTCTCTGTAATGTTCTTCATAGTATTGTCTTTTATTTTCCTGAATTAAAGGATATATAGAATATCTTTTAGCGGGTTTATTTATTTTTTTTAAAAATGACCATTTTATAAAATCATCTGTCATAAAAGCTATTTCATATTTTAAAAAAAACATATCTTTTTTATCTGTTATTAAATAATCTTCAACGCATGAAAGCAATCTTTCATTATTTAAATTTATATTTTCATGTTCTAATATTACCCTTTTAGGATATTGAGGTTTTAATTTGAAAAAATTACTATTGCTTTCTATGACAAAATCGCTACGAACATCATCTTTATCAATTTTAATTTTACCTTCTTTTATATTTTCTATGTCTAAAAAATATATTAAATAATCTATTAAATTATCAAATTTATCATTTTTTTTTAACATTGTTTTATCCTGTTTTAAATTTTTGTTTTCTATCCCTTAAAATTATAAACCTTCTTCAACTGCCTGACAATCACAGTACTCACCGACTCGTCAAATTTCCCTGCGTCTGTCTCAATTATCGCCGCAAGTTCTACCGGACATCGAAACGCAAGGCTCATAAATTCCTTGCCGTGCTTGTTTTTATAGATTTTTTTTTCTTTCTCCATGTGTTTTATACCTCTGTTAATTTTTTTCAATCAATAAAAACAATTTACAAGTAATAATAATTTCTGTCAATAAAAAACTATATTTTATTATTTTTTTTTAGTTTTTTTTAACAGGTATATCCGGGTAATGCTCATGCGGGTACTCTTCAAGGCAATTCCAGCATCTGACGAGGCGGGTTATCTTTTCATAGTTCCCCGCCCCGTCGTGCGATGGGGTTATTATTATCTTTTCACCGCAGACGCAGGAGTATTCAAGCGCGTTTACTCCTACGTCAGGGCGTTCTTTATACGCAGGCACGCTCTATGCCTCCCGCGCCTCTTCAAGTCTCAACTTCATGCGGTCAACCTTGAATTGTATCCGGTCATAGATTAACTGCTCATCTATTTTGAACAGATACCGCACTTGATCAAGCATTATTGACACGTCGGCGATCTCGTCGATCAGTTCGGCTTTACGGTCGTTTTGTGTCTGTTTACCGTCAATCAGGCATTTACAAAGTGCCTTCTGCAGCTCTGACATTTCCTCGATTGCTTTAATTATCTGCTTATCGGAGCCGTAAAAAAGTGAGTACGCTTGATAGAGTTCGTGCAGTGGGTTGTATAGTGGTTCGGTTGCCATATTAGAATAGCTCCTTTGTGTTATTATTAAAAGATTTTATTAAAATTAACTTATCTATTGCCCAATAGACCATGCCATATTTACCCCAATTATAACTTTTATGGTTTTCATTTTCTATAAGATAAGATAATTTATTTCCATAAAGACCTTGAGGACTATCTGCTGGACTATCCTTTGCCTGACCGCCTTCGTGATAAAACATCAACCATACAGGCCATTTTGTACGTTTCATAATTTCCTGATAATGTTCATAATGTTTTATATCTATTCCGGTAACCCATCTTGATGTATTTCTATGCCACGAAAAAGCAGTTTTATGTTTTGCTTCTATCCAGTAAACCTGTTCGCCCTTAAATATCATCATATCTGTTCCGATAATTTCTTTGTCTTCAAAATAAATTGCCGGCCCTTTGTTTTCTGGTATTTCTTTTTCGTAAATAGGTAAAACCGCATATCCTTTCTGAAGAAAAAATTTAGCAATTTTAGATTCTGCTATTTTTCCAAATTTTAATTTATCTTCAAAGTTCTGCGATAAATCCATATTTTAAAAACTCCTTTCTAAAAGATTTTTTATTTTCCCCAAAATAAAGAATTGCTTGCCCCTGAAGAGGTGCCGAAACTTTATCGGGAGCCCAAAATTTAATTCTTCCACGAGTAAAACAAATTGACTGACATTGCGAGGCCATATTCTGAAACCATGCCGTATCTGTTGCATTATTAACAAGCACAATCGCTTCTTTACAAAAATCTTTTTTTATTTCAGATAATAATTTTTCAGTAAAATATTTTATATCCGGCTGTGAATATGGCGGGTTCATCCATACCCGTCCATTCCAATCTTTATCGAGTCCGTTATTTTTAATAGTATATATTTTTTTTGCTTCAATAATTTTATTTGCAATTTCACTTGAAGCGGGATCAATATCAATTTCACCCATGACGGCTCGGGCGGATTCTATGTATTCTTTCGGCGTGTACCATTCATTGTCACCGCTATTATTTGAAACGTGCGCTCCTGTGTTTGAAAAATGTAAAATTCCGGTAGTCGTTAATTCAGAAACTGCATTATCGACGACGGCTTTTTTTTCTGCAATAAATGCTTCAAAAGTATCTTCTGGAATATCAGCGACTTTTTGAAATATATGGGATTGCTTTGCCGTCAGTCCAACATCCGCAAGAGTGCGAGGTTTGTCAGAGGAAATATTACCCATAGGAATGTTTCCATTTGAATATTGATTATTTCCTGTCATGTTTCCTTGACTTGCAATCTCTCCCCGCTCTTGACCCTCTCTTATCAGATTCCCCAGTATGCGCTGTGTCCTGATTTTTTGTTCTGCTATCATGTTTTGAAGTTCAGCGTCTTTTTTCTCTGCCTTTGCCCATGTTTCAATTGTTTTAACTTTGTTTAAATAATCAATACCACTTTCAATATCTTTAATTTTTGCTAATTGGTATTTTGCGTTATCCCTTAACTGTAATGCATCTGTCATCCCTTCCTCCCTTAAAATAAAAAACCCGCTCTTTAAGAAGCCCCCGCATTTCTGCGGGCTGAAAAACGGCTTCTTAAAAAACGGGTTTATTGTAATCTTAAATTTCAGTAACCGTTTTCAGTCAATTACTTTAAACAATATAATAATAAATAGATCAGCCGTCAAGCATTTTCTCAATCAAACGGTATATCCTCCTGACTTTCGGCTCATTACATAAACGGAATCTCGCCCGGCTTCTCATCCGCTTCTTTATTCTTTACCTTATCAACTCCATCGTTCGCGATCTCTTCTGCTGTTTTCAACCTTAAATTCATTAACGCTTTTTTTACTTTTTTACCTGTATAATTTCCCCACTCGTCTTTTAAGTCAACTAACGCCGTGCATGAATAAACTTTACCGTATGTCCGTTTTTTAATCGATCTTGACATACTGGATACGCTCACGCGCTGGCTGTCAATATATGCCTTGTACTCATCACAAACGCGCTGACTGCTCTCTTTCCATCCGTTAAGCTCTGTATGATCTATTTCGCAGCAGGCCTCAAGGAACGCGCCGAGATCGTCGTTTTCTTTTATATAGCTTTTTTTCTCCCTGATACATTCCTCTGATTCAGGTATTTTTCCCTCAAGGGCAGTCTCTAAAAAAACATAACTCTCGATTAAAAATCTTATCACGCCCGCTCGCTCTTCCCGTATACCATTGACAATACCGTCCTTATCCTTTGCAAACGCGAGATACTTTGTCTCTTTACCGTTACTCACGGCCTCGTCGTATTCCATCTGGTTACGGCAGTATTGCATTTTAAACGGTATTATCAATAACCTGTTTATGAATGCAGTGTCATCTGCCGAAAACGACGGCAGATCATTTACGGCAAGAACCATTTGCCATGTCGGAAAAAAATCGAACGGGTCTTTATGTTTTGGATTTACGTTTATTTCATCGCCGCCGGTCAGTCTCTTTATTTTCGCGACGCTAAATTTTTTTCCCTTTTCAGTCTCTAAAGATGTCAATAAACGCTTACCCCTGAATTGTGCCATCTCCGGAGTCAATGACGGCTGCATTCCCGACTGTAATATTATCAGCTCCGGATTAAATCCCTTCGCCAAATCCTTGCCGAGTGTCTTATTTAGAATGTCAATAAACGTCGATTTTCCGTTATCATTCCCGCCGACAAAAATCATAAATCTTTTTTTATCTGTATTGCCGCTGATACTCAAAGCCGAAGTATAAATCAAAGTTTTAGCTGTCTCTTCATCCGGCATTAAGTCGTGAACAAATTCCTTAAAGCGCGGGCAGTCCTCCGAAAACAATATATCATCAACATTAAATTCAAAATATACCCGCCTGTACTCTTCACGCTCGCCACGTCTCGATGTTATCAGACCGTTATTAAAATCAATCACTTTATCAATACAGGTAATAGTATTTTTTAATCCGGGATTATCCCAGTCAATTTCCTTTTTAAATATCGGCTCGCGCGCCTGTGTTTCTTGCCATACTGAACGCTTCCAGTTTAAATCATTCAGCTTTTTTATTATGCTTAAATAATTCTCTGCGATCTTTTCAGCGTTACCGTCTTTTTTCATTTTTTGATATAGAAAATTCAGCGTCCTTGATAATACAGTATAAACAACGCTATAATAATCATTCAGCTCTACCCATTTATTGCCATCAAAATAAAAAGCTGTTTTTTCAGCGTCGACGTATATTATCCTGTCTTTTAACGCTTCAACAAGTACGCTTGCAGCTGCCGTATGCCCTTGAATATTTAACATCTCAACCGCCTCTTGACTGTTCGCTAATTCAGGGTAATCGGGGTCTTTAAACGGTAAATCTTTTTCAGGTTGTTTTTGTTCTTTTATCTCTGTCTCAATATAATCTACATTAGATATTTTTTTAATTAACGATTTACTGATATCCTCTTTAATTAAAAAATGAATAAACGTCCCGGCTGTTATATCTGTAATCTCGTCAAAGCTATTTATCCTTTTTTCAATGCTCCGATCCCCCATATAGGCCGAGTCCTTTTCAGACCATTCCTGAATTAACGCTCGCGCCTCATTCGTATTGCCCGAAACGCTCAATGCAGACATTACAAATTTAATCCATCTATCGTTCTCCCTGAAAGACTTAACATCGACTTGATTTAATATTTTTTTTAATAATCCGTAACTTATTATTGTTTTATTATTTTTCTGGTTATTCTTAAAATCAACATTGATAATATTATTATCTTTATCGTTTGAATTATCAATATTAACCGCGCCGTTTTTCTTTTCACTTTCTAACTGTTCAAAAAAATAAATCCATTCAAGCGGCAATGAACCCGGCTCGTAATCATTCAATGAATTATAACCCGGTGAACCCGGCGCGATAACATAACCTTTATTAGTTTTTAAGTCAATGCCCGGCGCTTTATTCGTGCCCTGCTTTAATCCATGCCCTTTTTCTACTGTAAAATATAAATGGAATCCTCCGCCCGCTGTCTGTACTACCATAGTATTATTGATATAATCAAGCGGGATATGATACAGCTTATTCAACTCTTCCATTGTCTTGATACCGTCAGCCCGGCCTTCGTGCCGATCTATATCAACAACAACACAATCCTCTGGTATCCATGCCCCGATCATACGGCCTAAAAATTGCATCTCTTCTGCGGTTACTGCGTCTATCTGATTTTCTTCTTTTCTCCAATCGCCCGCCGTGTCCGGTGTCTTATCCCCTTTACATAGAAAAAACTTAAACCCATAATTAGATAATATGTCAATGCCCGATCTCAAAACCGTGTCCATATATTAAGCCCCTTGTTATTCTATATTATGCTATTGTCTCATGCTATATTGTATTATTGCTATCGATATACTTATCAATAATAAAACTAACAGCGTCAGTCATTGACATCCCCCGTACTGCCGCCCATGCCTTAAGCCGTCTATGCTGCGGGCTCTTTACCCACACTATCCGCTGCGGTACGGGCTCATCAATACCCGCCGGTATGCCTCTTATTAACTCTTTATTATCCACTAATGCCCCCTTTGTACTCTATTTATTTATTATATACATATACTATATTATATACATATTACACTAATATAGTATGCTATAAATATATTTTATATTTACGGATATAAAACTAATAAGACACATAAAATACAACACTTAAAAAGTCAATATAATTTTATTAAAATTATATAAAAATAAGCTGTTTTTTACTCAAATATTTACGCTTTTACGGAAAATATATCTAATTGTAATTGTATATAAAAAATTATTTTAAGTATATAAAGGGTATAGGAGTAATAAGAAAAATATATATAGGAGAATATGAATTAACCCCTTTATCCGTAAAAGCGTAAACGGTGTCTAATATAGTGCAATAGTATATTGTAATAATACAGGCATCTATCCCCCCTGCATACCCGCTGTAATTAAAAAAATAAATTATTATATGCAAAAATAAAAGCGGTGGTTCCTCCTGCGGGATAGAGGGTAGATCGGTGACTGAAC